TCCAGCAGGTGTTCAAACCGCTGGTGGCAAAAGTACGCCGCGAACAGAAGATTGCGCTGTTCATCCGGGGCGACGAGGAGAAGAAGACGGACAAGGCTACACGTATCGAAGCCAACCTCGAACCGCTCAACCGCGAAGGGAACCTCATCCTCAACGAGGCCGAACGGGACAATCCGCACATGAAGGAACTGGAGGACCAGTTCAAGCTGTTCACACTGACCATGCGCTATCCGGCCGACGGACCGGATGGGGTCGAAGGGGCAAACCGCATCATCGATGAGCTGATCAGGCGCATTGAACCGCCCGTATTCCGCTCACGGAAGGATGTAAGAAAACGGAATAAGAAAAGATTATGACAACTTTAAAACCAAGAAAAAATGAATGAAATAGAATTAGATAAAATATATAACGAAGATTGTCAGGAAGGAATTAAACGTATTCCTGATGCCAGTATAGACTGTATATTAACAGATCCGCCGTATTTGTATTTAAAAGGACAGAAATTAGAGCGTAAATTTGACGAACAAACTTTGTTTGCTGATTTTAAAAGGGTCTTAAAGCCTACGGGATTTGTCGTTATGTTCGGTCGCGGGACATCATTTTATAGGTGGAACACCATTCTATCAGATTTAGGGTTTAAATTTAAAGAGGAAATAATTTGGGATAAATCAAATATAACATCTCCTTTATTAACTTTACTAAGGGTACACGAAACTATAAGTATTAGCAGTTTGGGTAAGGGAAAAATTAATAGGGTTAAGGTTCCATACATAGAGGCTAAAAATGGTAATTTGGCCTCAGTATTACAAGATATAAAAAGACTGAAAGTTATATTACATAATCCTAAATCGTTGAAAGCAGTTGAAGATTTTTTAATCAACAATGTTGCATCTTATAATCTTGATAGGGTTAGTGGATATAACGTATCGGCTCAGCCGGGGTTTAAGAATGAGGATAGATGCGCTGCGGTAGTCAGAGCCATGAGTGATGGATGTACAGAGAGAACGATAATTAGAACAGATCTGCATAAAGATGAAAAAGCAAACAAGCACGGATTGCACGGAGACATGAAAATTGGAGACAGGTCGTGTAATGTTATATCGTCAATGTCATGTGGAATGAATGAGAAATCAATCATTAAGATAGTTCGTGACCATTACAGCGCAATTCACCCGACACAAAAACCTGTTCGTTTGCTTGAAAGATTGCTGGCATTAACCACACAGCCAGGTGATGTTGTTTTAGACCCATTTATAGGCAGTTGTTCAACGGCAATTGCATGTGTTAATACTAATCGTAAGTATATTGGTTTCGAAATCGACAAGGAGTATTACGATGCTGGTATGAATAGATTGAATAAGGTTATTTCTGAGCCTAAATTGGTAATGTAAATTAGCGTAAAACTGAACAATTATGAGCAAGTTTGTAGAACTCACCGATTACGATGCAAGCATCCATCGCGACATCCTCGACGCACTGGTACGCGAAGACGAAACGGTCATTGAGGTTTGCGAGGACAGGGCCATTGCCGAAATGCGATGCTACTTGGGCAAACGCTACGACTGTAACAAGATTTTCGAGGCCACCGGCGAGAACCGGAACCAGCTCGTGCTGATGATGGTCATCGACATGGCGGTCTATCACATCTTCTGCATCCATAACCCGCAGAAACTCTCCCAGGTGCGCAAGGACCGCTATGAACGGGCGGTGGAATGGATGAAGGCGGTGGCCGACGAGGATATTTCAATCGAAGGGGCTCCGTTGCTGCCCGAGGAACAAAGGGCGGGCAGGTCGGATTTCCGCATTCAAAGCAACCGCAAACGAACGAACCACTGGTAAACAAGCAAGCATCATGAAAAAGAAGAACAGAAAAAGAAACAAAGCCGGCATCATCACCGTAGGGGGAAATTTCGCTTTGCCGGGACAGAAGAAACCGAATGTGATTGTGCTCACACAGCCCAAACGCTTCGGACTGGACATTTCAGATTACATGGCAGCCGTCAGGGCAGCCGAGAATGTCGATTTCTCACGCCGTTACAAACTCTATGACCTCTACGAGGATATTCTGATGGATACGCACCTTTCCTGTGTAATCGAAAAGCGCAGGAATGCCGTGCTGTGCTCCAACATGGAGTTCCGGGTGGACGGGAAACCGGACGATAAAATCAACGAGCAGATACAGTCGCCCTGGTTCAACCGGCTGGTAGGCGACATCCTCGATGCTAAGTTCTGGGGGTTCTCGCTCTGCCAGTTCCACAAGCTGCAGGAGTGGGTGGATTACGACCTGGTGCCGCGCAAGCATGTAGATCCGGTCAGGGAACTCATTTTGCGGTACCAGACGGACACTACCGGCCATTCCTGGGATGAATATACCGACCTGCTTTTTGTGGGTTCACCGTCCGATTTGGGCCTGCTGGCCAAAGCGGCTCCTTGGGTCATTTACAAACGTAACACCACGGGCGACTGGGCACAGTTCTCCGAGGTATTCGGCATGCCTATCCAGGAATATATCTATGACTCCGATGACGATGAGTCCCGCCAGCGGGCCATGGAGGATGCGGCGAATGCCGGAAGCCTGGCGCAGTTCTTTCATGCCAAGGACACGGAACTCAAACTTACGGAAGCCGGAAACAAAACAGGGTCTGCCGATGTCTATGAACGCCTCTGCGAACGGTGCAACAACGAAATTTCCAAACTGATACTGGGCAATACGCTGACAACCGAATCGTCCGAAAAAGGCACACAGGCTTTGGGTACGGTTCATAAGAAAGTAGAGGACAAGGTACTGGAGGCTGACCGGAAATACGTGCTCAACGTGCTGAATTACGACATGACGGACATTCTGCTGCGCATGGGCATCAATACTGAAGGGGGGACATTCTGCTTTCCGGAACCGAAAGAAACGGATGCCGGTACCAAAATATCCATCCTCACGCAGCTGAAGAAGAACTTCAACATCCCCATCGACGACGATTATCTCTATGAGGAATTCGGTATCGACAAACCGGCCAATTACGAGCAGCTGAAGGCGGAACAAAAGACGGCTGAACAAGCCGACCGGATTCCAAGCCCGAAGAAGGAGCCGGAGCCAGCGAATAAGGGACGGGATGATGAACCGACACCGAAACAGAAAAGAAACTTCCGGAACTGGCTCAAAGGTTTTTTCGTGAAAGCCCCGGCAGACGGGGCAGCTTTAGACTGGTAGTCGACAGACTGTATGCGGCTGACAATGGCAACATCTCCATGGAGTTTGACTTTTCCGAAGAGGTGCTGCGGCGTGCCTTGCTGAACATATACAGCAGGGACTTTCATCCGGCAACCGAAATCGAAATCAACCTGTTCAATGAAATATGGGCAAAGATGGACAAGGCGGCAAAGGAAGGGTTCAGCAAATCCAAGGCCATTACTCCGGACGAGGATTTCAGAAATGCCATACTCCGGAACAATGCCGTATTCTCGGCATTCAAGGTACATCGTATGCAGAATGACATGGCACGACTTTTATTGGATTCAAACGGCATTTTAAAACCGTTCGACAAATGGGTACAGGAAGTCTTGCCCATTGCTTCCCATCAGGTTCGTCACTGGCTGCGGACGGAGTATGATACGGCGGTCATCCGGGCGCATCAGGCGGCTGACTGGCAACAGTTCCTGCGCGAACGCGATATTCTGCCCAACCTCAAATGGCTACCGTCCACCTCCATTCATCCGGGGGCTGACCACCGCCCGTTCTGGAATACCATCCGGCCGATTGATGACACGTTCTGGAACATCCACCGACCGGGCGACCGGTGGAACTGCAAGTGCGACCTCACTGCCACCGACGAGGAGCCGACACCACTTCCGGACGAAGACGACAAGAACAAGCCCCAGCCCGGACTGGATAACAATCCGGGAACGGACGGCAAACTGTTTTCCGACAATCATCCATATCAGGCAGAAGCCCACAAGGGTGCCCATAAAGCGGTGGATAAACTTATGGCCCGTATTGACGAGATGATTGCGGAAATGCCGGACTACCTTACCGGGGAGGAAAAAATGGCCATTGCCCGGAACAACCTCGAAATGGAAAAGGCTCTTAAAATCAAAAAAGGAAAACCTATGGATGTGGATAAGGCGGATAAACAGAATGCGAATCCCAAACACGTGGACGAGTATATTCCTGATCCTAACGGGATATATCGTGATAAAAGGGGAAACAGATACCGGAAGAACAGCGATTACGATAAAAAACGGGATACTCCATACAGTATCAACTGCCAGACTTGCGCACCGGCATACGCTTTACGATTACGTGGATGGGATATTACCGCCAAAGGCAATGTCGCAGGGTCTAAACTTGAATACCTGAGTAATGGACGTGCTTTTGAAGTCTGGAAAAACACCGACGGTACTCCGGCGCAACATATAAGTATAAACAGCTGGCTTGCGCACAAAGGGTACTTGAAAATGACCCCTAAAAGGTACATGGAGTATTTCAATGAGGTATGTAAGGAAGAAGGCGTGTATGAATTGAGTATCGGCTGGAAAAGCGGGGGCGGGCATGCTACAATCCTGCAACGGTTCGCAGACGGCGAACTAAGGTATATCGAACCCCAAAGCGACAATTCTGCCGGTTCAGGAATGGAATGGAAAGACGTAAAATATTTATGTGAAATAGGAGCTGCGACTTCCCACAACTGCAGGGGAGTCCTGAGAATTGACAATAAGCTATTCGATGTCTCCTTTCTCGATATTTTCGATACATGAATCGATAACGTCAAGGGATAACGGACCGGTTATTTCGGTTGCGTCTTTACCGTCATACAGATAGACGAAAGGATAACCGGTACAGGAGTCCCCCGGAAACTTGAACACATAGGCTTCCTGGCCTTCATAAATACCAAGGTATTCGAAGGTGTCACCGTATTGCTCAATAAGTACACGGGCCTCGTTCTTTACTTGTTCCGGTATATTCATAACGCATAAAAGGCATATTGAAAGCCTCGGTTGCAAAGTTATAAATTATTCTTGAATTACTGATGATTATGGACATAAAAGATTTTACGGAAATGATAAAGCGGAAACGTGACAGGCTGGACAGTATGATGCGCCGCAAAATGCCAGTCATGGTAGGACGAATGGCCAAAGACCATTTTCAGGATAACTTCCGGCAGGGTGGATTTGTCAATGGCGGTCTTCACCCTTGGCCCAAAGCCAAACGGCTGTCCTCGGGAGGTACCGATGCCGCCAGCAATTACGGCACGCTGCTCTCCGGCAGGAAGCATCTTTTCAAGTCGGTCGGATATACACCTGCCGACTACCGGGTAAGGGTGTTCAACGAGGTGGTCTATGCGCCCATCCACAACTGGGGCGGGGAAATCGACATCACCGTCACAGACCGCATGAGGCGCTTTGCATGGGCCAAGTTCTACAAGGCTTCGGGGAAAAGAAAAAAAGCCGACACAGAGCAAAAGAAACGCGTTAAACGACATACCAAACCGAAGGAACTGAATCCGCAAGCACAGTTCTGGAGAAACATGGCACTTACCAAAAAAAAGAGACTGCACATTCGCATCCCGCAGCGCCAATTCATGGGCGAAAGCGAAGAATTGAACAGCCGCATACGGGAGAAGATGGATCAGGAAATTACCAACATTTTAAACAGCTAAGGATATGGAAGAAATTTTTATCGCAATCATGGAACAGATTGCACAGGAAATGCCGGAACTCTTGCTCATCGATGAGGACTACGGACAATTGGAAATGGGGGCAGAAGAAGACCAGTACCCGGTCACCTTCCCTTGTGTATTGATTGGAAATACAAGTTCTGACTGGAACGACCTCGGATATGGGGTACAGAAAAGCGAATCCATGCTGACCGTCCGGCTGGCTATTGATTGTTACGACGATACAAGCTACGCATCCGGCACGTATGACAAGGTGAGGGAAAGGCAGCAGCTGGCCGGGAAATTATACAAGTCGCTGCAGTGTCTGCAATGCACGGACAACGCTTCGCCGCTGGTACGCGAAAAAAGCCGCTCGTATGCCATGCCACATTACATCAAGGTCTATGAAATGACATTCTCATTCACACTGCACGATGAATCGGCCATGCCGTCATCTTACGGGGAATAGCTCAAGCTGGGCGGCAGTCAGACGGGGGGCTTTCACCTTGGGAACAGGCTTCAGATTGTAGTCTGTTCCCTCACGTGATTTCCGGCGGATGATGGTCATGATACGTTCCTCGGATATAAAGAATTCGCGCTCCGACAACACTTTTAAAGCATCGTCGAACCGCAACCGCTGTATTTCTGTCCAATAGTAGTAACGACGGCATAGTGCCTCGTCACGCAGCTTGATCAGTTCTTTATCCCGTCCTTTGCCCATACATTTTATTTCTCTTACAAAAATAACTGATTTCCATCTATTTTAAGAACAAAAGCGCCGCAATTATAACAACTGCGGCGCTTTCTGTTTACAGGGTTAACGGGTTTCGGCTACAAACGGCAGAAACTGGGTTCAATGCGAGTCCATACGCCGTTTTCAGGGTTACGGCGGCTGAAGTAGTAGTTGGTGGCATTGCGCTGCACCACGTTGGCTTCCTTGAACAGGCGCATGATGTCTGCATACTCTTCATCGAACTTGTCTTCCAGTTCGTAAAGCTTTGAAATGCTCTTGTAGTCCAGGTCGCCCATCTTGTTGCGCTCCAGCAGGGTCATGGCCATCTGATACATCGGATCATCAGAACCTTTCTCGCTGTTCTGCATGTAGCGCTTCAAATAGTCAATCAGACGGTCGGCTGCCATGTCAGCTCGTTCATCGAAGCCTTTCACCTTGTTGCTTTTCACCTCCAGACGGAAGTCTCCGTCCGTAATGGTATAGCTGCGCTGTTCGTCGCTTTTCACCTGACCGTATTCCTTCATCACCTTGGTAAAGGCATCGGCTTCTTTTTCCAGCCATCCGCGAAAACCTTTGACATCCTCAACCAGTGAGGTAACTTTCGACTTCACGTCTTGCATAAACTCACCGCGTAATGCCTCGTAAGTTTCACGACGGGCAATGCGGTCTTCTTTCTCTTCTTGCTGCAGCTGGGCCATGAGGGCTGCTCGCTGTTCTTTACTCAGGGACTTGATGTCCACACTTTGATTGTTCTTTTCCATTTTAAATCATTTTAGTTGTTAATCAGCTATTACTTTGTCATCCTTCAGCAGCAAAGCGAATGTCCTGTCTCTTTCTGCTTTGGTTTCAAACTTCTTGTATGTCTTCCAGCCACCGTTTATGCCGGTACACATCTTTATCCTCGGGCCTGGATAATCATCCTTTCGTATTATACAGAACCCCGCTTTTATCAGCTTGTCTTGGTCATCTATCCTCATAATCATCCTGCTTTTCCGGTTCATCGTCTATCAGCATGGCCTCCCCATTGGCATACGCCCAGTCGGCCAGTTCGTTGAAAAACTCCGCTGCATCCTGGTTCTCCATATCGGATGTCGTAAGGGTCACGTCTTTTCTTATGCGCTCAAGCGCTTCATGTGCTTTTTTATCCATATTGCTCTATTTATCGGTTAAACCTCCTTTTCGTTGGATAGCCCGCAGTTTGATGGCCAGTTGTTCCAGCTCGGCTGTACTAACCTGAACAAAGGGCTTGCCGGCTATCCGGGGGTTGTTGCAGAATTCGTTCACCCGGTTCCAGTCGGTGGTGTCTATACCCAACTGTTGCATCAGCTTCAGGCAGACGCTGCGTTTCCGTCGCAGTTCCTCGCGAAGTTTCTGCCGCCATTCGTCTTGTCCGCTCAGTTTCTCCAGAGCAGTACAACAAACTTCATACTCCTTGGCCGTCATTTCCTTCAGACTGTCTGTCCGGTTCCACGTGTACTGCAGCACGATTTGTTTTTTGAATTCCTCCCGATCGCCCTGATAAGGCAGTTTGTTGAACAATGCATAGAACCGGGCGAAATTGGTTACTTCCTGTGCCATATCATCCTTTCACTTTTTTCTCCACTGAAAGAATTGCCAAACTTATCATCATAAGTTTTACAGACTGGCTGTCCTCTTCAAACAAATCAATATCCGCAACCACAGGCTCACCGCTCATGGTGTTCCATATTTGCTCTACCTCTTTCGTCTTCTTTTGATTCATCAAAAAGAGATACGCGTCATACTCGGAACGGTCAAATTCAAATACGACCTGAACTTTCTGTTTTTCTTCCATACATTCACTATTAAAAGGTTATTCAAACAATACTTTAATGCCACACGAACTGGCCACGTCAAGTTCCAGCTTGGCTCCCTTGCTCAGTTCCCAGTCCTTCAGCATATAGATATAGTCACAAGCCAACAGCAGGGCAATGTCGGCCCGCATGTGGGCTCTCCAATGAGCTTCATCCGGCAATCCGTTCCTGAAAGGGTTTACAGGATCATAGCCTTGTGCCTTCAGTTCCTCCTCGGCACGGCTGAAGGCTTCCTTGCGCTCATTCATATCATAGTGCGCGATGGCTCCGCTGATGTACACTTTCCCGGCACCGGTCACTTCACCACGTTGAAAAGCCTTGTGTCGTTCCCACCGTTCTGGAACCACCACACTGTAGTTGCACGATTGGCAGCAGCAGCCTTCTTCTTTCACCGGGAACGGATTGTATCCGTAGCCCTCATACTCTTTGCCGCAGATGCAGCACACTTTCTTTTCTTCTTTCTTTTCCATCACTTCAAATCTTTAATGTTTATTTGGCAGGACGGAAGCCATACCTGGATATTCCGGGCAAACATCACATCCCTGGTTTCTATCACTACGTGTCCCTTTGTCTTGGCCCTGCGCAGACGGAGGTCGCTTTGTATGTTACGTTCTACCCAATCGTCCACCACGGCCTCCGCTTCCTGTTCTTTCAGGAGTATCTGGTACAGCTTATTCTCCCATTCCATCATTCAAATAATCCTCCATATTATCGTCCTTCAATGTTTTGGCAGCACCTTCTTCCCATATCACGTAGGGCTCACCGGGCCGCTCCATAAAGCGGCTTTTGCACCAGGCTTTGAAACAGCTTACCATGATTTTCACATCGGCATCATATTCCACCTTGCGGGCGCTTCTACCTGCCGGATGAAGCCCCTCGGCATGGCTGATGAAGATAAACAGTTTCTTGGGATGACGTTCCTTGAACTCCTTGTAGGTTTTGTAGTTCAAGCCGCTGTATTGGAAGCTGTCGATAATCACGATTCCGGGACTGCCTCTGCGCCGTAACCGTTCCTCCAATTGCTCCATCGGTTCCCGGTCAAGGATAATCAGCTTCTTTTTCACTTCACCCATCTTGTGCCGTTTCAGGCTCATCTGGAACGACAAACCGGTACTTTCTTCCAAACTGTCATAAATTACGCGTCCGAAGCTACACAGGTACTTGGCCAGCTGCATCACAAAGCTGCTCTTACCGTTTCCGCTGGCTCCCCAAATAATCCACACGCCGCTCTTGGCCGGGTTGCCTATCGAGGTTTGCCAGTCCCCGGAAAACTCGAACCGGGGAATCTTCATGTTCAGCACCTCACCGGGACTGTAGGCTCTCTTCAGTTTCACGGTTACCTCCTTTCAATTCTTCAATAAGAGCATCAGCATAGTCCACAGCAAGTCTGGCAACTTGTTTTATAGACATTATACCTGATGAATTGCTTCTTACTACCGGAAGCATGCTTTTGGCAATTTCATATCTGCGCTGTTCCCAGTCTATCTCATTCGCTTTTCTCATCTCGCGATGGATACCGATAACAGCATCCATCGCTTGCATTTCTATCTTGCTTATCATGCCTGCATCCTCCTTAATTTTTCGATTTCGGTATATACGCGCCGCAAGCCGCCTCCGGTGCTATGAACAATCTTGGCAATGTCGGCACCGTCCGGGGCATTGATTTTTGCGACGATGGCAGCCTGTGCCTTCAGAAACTTTTCGCGTTCCTGCGCATCGTCCGGGGTCACCTTGCTGTAGGAGTCACCGTAGCGGCTCAACATTTCGGTATAGCCCACCTTCTTGCCTTCGATGGCGCGGTTGATCTTCTCCTTTAATCCGTCGGCACCCATCATATACCAGGCACAGCAGCGTTCCGTAGCGTTCCAAAGCGCCTTTAACTCCAGGAAGGCTTCATACTGCAGGTCCCCGGCTTCATCCAGGATAACCAGGGGCGTATCAATCGTGCGCAGGTAGGCCACCAGATCCTCATACACGTCGCTATAGCGTCCGTTGCTGGTCACACCGAATTCCTTGGCAATGTAGCGTATCAGCTTCAGTTTGGTCTTCACCTGGCTACAGTCCACATATACGGCGTGCTTGTGCTGCTTCACGTAAGCTTTCGCTGTAAAGGTCTTGCCGATATTGGGCATATCGCACAGGATGGCACTCAGCCCGCTTCCCTGGCACACTTCCAGCTGCTTGCTCACAAACACGTAGGTCGGGGTCTGTGCTGCCAGCCAAGGTATTTCTGTACGCAGTTGCACGCCTAATCTTCGGGCTATACCTACCCAGTTGGCATCACTGACCTGCTTTTCATAATTGCCCCGCTTGATGGCATTGTAAACGCTGGGGGCTATGCCCAGTGCCGTGGCATGGCGGTTGTCACTGGGATAATTTTCACGGTCGGCGGCTATCGCTGCCACAATACGTTGCTTTACTTCATTTGTTATTTCCAT